ACTATGAATTCTATACACCCACAGCCGAAGAAGTAGTGACCTTATTGCAAACACGGTTCGTAGATTCTACCATTACGGTAGATTCTGGTTCTATTACCGTGGATTGGTCATAAAACGGATTTAATAAACCTAAATCTATAGAACTCACACAAAAATGAGTAACACTACATTCTCTCGTGAGTATCTTCGCTATCTTCCTGAAAAGCGTCGCAGAGACGCTATTGAACAGGCAGTACAAGGACTTCATAACCAAGTAATTCAAGCAGCTACGAATGGAAAGATGTTTCATATCGTAGACATCGGTCATATCGTAAAATGCCGCAGTATTAATTATCGTGATCACCCACCTCCATACATTCCTACAAATGATGATCTAGTTGAAGGATTCAAAGCTAAATTTCCAGATTGCCGTGTGGAATACACGGAAATGTGGGAAGATGTTCGTCCAGGTGTACGTGAACAGAAGAGCGGTATTCTCGTAGATTGGTCTTAACCCAAAAAAGCACCAATCAGAGTATTGAGATACTCATTGTATGTCAAGGTCAAAATCAACTCATCCCAACACGCATCTGCCTTAATCTGTTCTTTTCTGTCTTTCGCATCCAATTGATCATTGATATTGCGAAGGTTCTGAAACCATAGAACAGCGTGTGGAGAATCCTGTAGTTTTTCAATACAGTGGTCAATAATGATCCGACGAGACGAAACGTCACGAAGAAGCAGATACTCCTTGAACTTGATCGCATGAGCAATCGCACGAGCTCTTAACAAAACAGTGATATCCATTTAGAACTATGACAACCATAGTATCTAAATGACCCCTAATCCTCTCCTCACATATGAATGTGATGCCTGTGGTCAGACCTTTACCAGTGAACTTGGATTGCGTGCTCACGACGCCGTGTGTATCCCTCGGAATATGCCCGGGCAATCAGACGCTACTAATAAACTCCCAGTTGAGATAGTCGCAAATCTTTTTCCATATGTTGTCGTGTGCAATCAGACGATCACGTGACTTCAACAATGGAAAGAAGGCCTTATATTCATCCAATTCCAGAAGCTCAAAGAACTTGTAGAGAATGTAGCTGTAGCTCAGGAAATTGGTTCGGTCGTCGGGACAGTAGAGTAAAAAGGGAGCCTGAATCTCCTGAAACATTGCTCGAATTTTCTCCTCAATCTCAGGCGTAATGGTAGGAGGTGGATTGCCATTGAGGCGAGATAGGATGTGGGCTCTGTGTTCATAATACTTGGACCTATTGAGCTTCTTTAAAATCTGTCGGATGTCCTCTTCCGTCAGGTCTGCGATATTGGTAATGCGTCTCTTGCGGATTTCAAGAATGACTTCGTTCATGACATCTTCAGGAATAATGGTGGACTCCTTGGCCTGAAACTGATTGAGAATCTCATTCAGGTGATTGATCTTTTTGTATGCATAGTTATTGCGCTCCTTGGGAGGATCCCGGAAACTTGGAAAGTCGGACACAACCAGAGCATACTCTTCCGAACCACATTTGGGACAGACCAGAATACCTTCCGAACTAATCTCCTCACGAGCTACGTTACATGCAATACAATGCTCTGTCAACCGTTGGGTAGCCTCTGGTCCAGCAGACAGCTTCATTCGCTGAACGTATTCGTCAAACATCTGTTTGCGAGAAGGGCCTGTGTCGGCTGCGATTTGTCCAGCGAAATACTTCAAAAATGTATTGGTGTCCTTTGGGTGCGCACTTGGCAAGGCAGAGATTGAATCCTGTTTCTTGTAGTACTCAATGAGAATATCCATATTTTTCATGTAATAATCTTCCACTGGGTTTCCAGAGGCGAGTTCTTTTTCAATCTCACGTGCTTTGAGTTGGAGTTGGTTTGCTTGGAGAATATCTGCGAGATCGTTCTTCACATGAAGCTCCGAAATCTTCGTACGAATGTCTTCCAACTCTTGTTTCATGCTCACCTGCTTCTCCGAGAGTTCGTGTAGGTTTTGAACGATATCACGATGGACAGAATCCAACGTTCCAGAGGTAGATGTATTGCTAGACGTTTCGCGTATTTTTCTCACTCGGAACACGTCCATTTATAAACTCTTTCACTTGGTTCATGTAGACCAAATTTCCAAACATCACAGGTCGTTGCCGTTTGGTTGCTTGGTATAAATCCTGAAACTTGATGGAAAAGTTCTTACACACATAGGCCAGAGCCAACGAAGCACTGCGGTTCATTCCTGCTTGACAATGAACAAACACCGTTCCATTTCCATCACGCAAAAAGTGGTGCAACGTCAACTCAAACAAGGGATACCAATCTAGGATGTTTGCATCCAAACTATCCACAGCATTCATACATGCATACCGAGTTGGATAGGCAGCACGAAACCATCCAGGTGAGTCTTCCGGTTGAGCACAATTAATCACGTGTGTGATTTCATTGTCCTTCGCAAATTTAGGAGTCAGCTGTTTCCCAGCTCCTACAAGAATACGACTATGGAACCATGCAGGTGGTTGCCGAAGGTAGTCCGGCTTCATAAACATTACTTTATTGGTCCGATTTCCTTCTAAGCTTTACTTGCGTGACAAAGGCTGGCCATCCATGTTTTGCAATGTATTCAATGTTCCTGAGGATAATCGCAAACGATGCACCACTGTGGTCATTTAACAGTTTCATTTCAGAGGTAATCTTCTCAATGTTTGGGTGATCACAGAACATCCAACCAGTGCTTTGATTGGGTGTAAACTTAGAAAGCCAATCCCAGAGACCAAGTTTCGTAATGGCTTGGTCTACGTCGGCGTAGAGAGCTGCCTCATAGGTAGAGAAGAGAGATGTATAATCACGTTCCATTTGATATACGAGTTCTATGGTATCCAAAATTCGTTTTAACCCAGAAGTCCAGACAAGAAGGTGTTGAGAATGTTGGTCAACACAACACATGCTCCTCCCAACACAGCTGCACCCGTCCAACTCACAACACCACCAGAGGTGTAGGAGTTTGGAACATACTGGAGCAAGAGACTGCGAGGTGTGGACAATGAAATGATGGCACCTGCGAGGAAGATAGCAATATAAAAGGTTGTGTGGGTGAACATGAACCTCATTGCGGGGAGACTCGGCTTGAACGAAGGAGCCATACCCGAATGTCCTGGAGTAGGAACACTGGGCATGGGGACAATCGGTGGCTGAGACTGAGGACCCTGAGGGGAAGGCAGAAGAGCATCCAGAGGTGTGGCGTCGTCCATTTGTTTATGTAGAAGAGGAGGTTTCGCATGACGCATCTTCCACGCGATATTTGTAGCACTTTCCATCTAGCTTCACTACTTTGTCCACCATGTCTTTGAGGGGCAGGGCAGGTATCTTCACCGATAAGAAATCACGGTGAAAGATGAGCACAGAGAACCCCAATCCAATGAGGAACGAAAAGAAATAACTCGCTTTATGAATTGCTTTCGCCACTCGTTCTCCAGTGACAAACTGCATTATTTACTTGCGAGCAAATTCAATGAATCAGGTTCAGCCGTGCATGGAACTTCTTCTGCCACGAAGCGAACACATCCAGTGTCGGTATGGTATGTACTTGAGTCATGAGGTTGAGGAAGAACCTTAATCTTCCGTGTAGGAGGAATCATGACAGTTCCTATCAACATTCCTATGATGACGCCTGCGACAATCCACTTTGCCTCAAACATCTTTGTTTTACTAGGCTGGAATAACTGGAGCAGGAGTTGGCATCTTCTGTACCCAAGAACGAACAACCAAAAACAGGAACCCTCCAAAGGCGCCTATATAGGGGAATACCACAGCGGCTGCAGTTGCTACAAACTTTGGAATCACCATTCCAGCGTCTTGGAACATCTTCCAGGTTGCGAGAATGCTAAATGCATACAAGAAGGTTGCTCCGGCTAAGGTCAGGTACTTGATAACGCTCCATACCATAGGTCCAACCGAAAAGTTCTGTTTCCATTTGGCTGTATCCAGGTCAAAGGAACCCTTGGACGAAGACGGCTTTCCGTATTCAAATTTCTGTCCCTCAGGAACTTCAAGAGTCCGTTTCTTTCCATTCTCGTCGAGAGTAACGGTCAACCGACGTCCTTTGATAATGTTTGCATTCGATTGACTTTCAAGTTCTTTCTCCTGTAACCGCTCACGTTGAAAGTCGGCTTGTTTCTTTTCAATGCATTTCGCATCGTTTGGACCTCCACATGCCACCACAGCTTTCTCCTTCGCATTGTTTATCTCGTCTCTGGTCAACTCTATTGTTCCACCTACTTGAAGGATTGGAATCAGACTAGAATCTACTGGAACAGAAATAGAACCATCTGGGTTTACTTTCTTCCGAAGAGAGTCCAATACACTGACACGAGAACGCTCATCTCCAAGATACGCAGATTCAAATGTAACTCCCATTGTTATGATGCGAACACAAGATTACCCAGGCCTGATACGATACGCAAAAAGTTCAATGACTCTACGTAGACTCCTGCATTGTATGTGTAGGTAAAGATGATGTTGTCATTGGTTTGAACCACAGTGACGATTTGAGAAGGATCGTATAATCCTATTTGACCAGCCGGAATCACCGTTGGATTTGGACTGAACAAGGTAGAGCGAAGAACGCACACCTGAGTGGACGTAGTTGTGCTACTGGCAGCCGGAAGAGGTTGTTGTAAATTCAGGCGAAGAATACATTTATTGAATGCA